TCTCTAAAAGGGTTTGTCATCTCATTGCATCCATTGTTAGTTCTTTTCCATATACATGTGCCACTGGTTTAATCCAACCATTCTCGTATGCTTGTGCTATAATTTGTTTATAGCTTGCAGGGCAATCTTTAGATATCTCTATGCTCGCTCGCTGACACACTGTAAATGTATCGTTGAGCAAGAACTTTGGATCACCTTGCCGAATAGTTTTAATATTGCTTTGATGAATACTTATCTGCATTTAGGCCATCCTATCTACGTTTTGTCCCGGACGATTCATCCGACGATTCATTTCAATTCTTTTTTCTTCGTTGTCTTTAAGATTTAACTTTACACGCTGTTCCTCAACTCGAAGTTCTTCATGTCGCTTATCTAACTTTTTAATTTCTGATTTTTGATATATTTCTGCATTTTGTTCTGCAACTCTACTTACAGTCATGTTAAGCTCCCTTTATTTAAAGATTTAAATGATGGAACACTGCCTTCTTGACAAGCCACGGGCGAACCAGCGTTATCTAATAATATTGTCCCCCAAACTTTATTACCTTCTTTGAATCTTACAAATACTTTACCGTATGCACAAAACGTGCTGGCTTGTGTATCAGGTTCGTCCAAATCCATGACCCAAACAATTAAACCTATACAAACAGCAAAAGATAACAAAAGAAGTTTTGCTGTTCTCATTTAAATTTTTTCACCAACTTCAAATCCTCTAAATCCTTTGAATCGTGGAAAGCGCAAACTGTAAGTACCGTCCTGGTTTTGTGTTACTGCGTCTGCACGTACTTCAACTATTTGACCAGGTAACGTATCACGTGAATCCCAAAAAGAAATACGATCGCTATCAGTGAAACCTGAGCCCACGTTAACTCGTATTGCTTTTCCGTCATCGACTCCTTCGCATACAACCGCTCCAAGTCGTCCAATATTTTTTCCTGTGCCTTCTTCAACATCCACAACCTCCAGTGATACTTCAATGAAGGGCTTTAACTTCAGCCATGCTACACTGCGTTTGCATTCGTAAGGTGCTTCTGGATCTTTGAGCATAATGCCTTCGTATCCGCCTGCGATAGCTTTGGCATTAATTTCTTTATAACGCTGTTGTCCTTCTGCGGTGTCCAAGTCAACAAGTTCGTGTCCCACAACTGTAACATTAGGCAACACATCTTTATGTTGTTTATGCCAGTAGTAAACCATTGCACTACGATCTTCCTGACGCTTGTTACAAACACCTGCTTCAAATTCTGCAAGCGACAACACATCAAACAAATTAAGAACAGCATCGTTTGCCTTAACATCACTCTTACGATGCACTTGTGTCATCAAGTCTTGAAAACTGCTACTCATGATCTCACCATCCAGAATCAAATCGTACGGTGGAGGATTTTGTTTAACCACAGCACTAATCTGTTCTACAACGTGTGGAAAATTAGCAAGTTCTTTACCATTGCGACTGAACATATCCACCCGACCATCAGTACGTACAACCGTAATAACTCTAACTCCGTCGAGTTTAACTTCAATGTATTTTTTGCCCGATACCTTCGACTCATGATTAGCACTATCGTGAGCAAGCTGACAACCGAATACAGGAATAGCAAACTGAGCATACTTCTTCTCCACTACCTTGTTGATTGTTTTTTCACTAAATCCTGCACGTAAATCTTTAATAAGGATACGTCTGTACCAACCATTCCATTCTGTTTTGGTTGCTAGTGTTATGGCTTCAGCAATGGCATCGCGAGCATCGTGGCCGGTGAGGTTGCGATTGCGTAAGCCGCTAGCAAGCACAATAAAACTATCCCAATTGAGCCCAGGGCCATCTTCATCATTTTTCTCCGGAACTTGTTTAACACCAAAAGTAACCATAGGGTCTAATGCTAGGCGACATCCGTGAAAGAACTCATCGTTGCCTTCTTGGGCAATAACATCAATGATAGCTTCTTTGTTTAGACGGCTTGGATGACTTTCCAAACTCCAAATGTGACTGGCACAATTACTCATCTCAACTCCATTAATTACTGTATAAGTGTATATTATACAGTCTAATTATCAGTACGTCAAGTGATTTGTAGTCTTAAATGGCTTGCCGTACCACGCATTTTCCAACTGGGTCATTATCTTACGTTTCATTTGGACAACTTTTGGATGATTATGATCATAGCCAAAAGATTTCATAAAACGTCCCCATCCATTTGGTCGAACTTTTTTTGGAACTTTGCTATCTAAGTAATCTCGTATAGCTTTAGGATCCCAACCAAACTTGTCTAACATGTCTTGTGCTAGGTTAAAAGAGTGAGCACCCATTTCATCCCTGTGCCCATAATACTCTTGCCAAGCTCGGTCCTTTGCATAGTAGGCTGTGCTTTCGTAGCCTGGAATATCTTTAAAAGTTCTAGCACGATATTGCCTTACATGAATAATTTCATGTAATATAGTATCTGCAAACAGTGTGCAAATTCGTTCCCAACGATATAAACTAGTTTTCATAGTTTTAGTATCTGCTGGAAATGCCAGTTCTATTTCTATAAACCGTTTCTTACCAGCTTTATCTAGATCACTGTAATATGCGCCACCTATCCAAACTTGACCAGGTTTAACAGGTTTGTGTCTGTAACTGACAATCTTGATTGGAAGATGAGTTTTAATATGCTTACTTAACTGCTTGGTAATTTCGCCAATAGGTAAGCGTCTATCTACAATCTCTGATTTGAGACTATAAAGCATTGAGTACAACGTATCTCGATCCAACAAGGACCAGTTAAAAGCCTGACGGGCCATAGTACACTCCTAGACATATCTATTTATAGTGTACTACGGATTTCAGTTATGTGCGTACTTTATGGACGTTTTGTGATGATTTCGTCAACCAACCCGTAGTCCACCGCTTCTTGCGCACTCATGAACTTGTCGCGTTCCATATCTTGCCTAAACTGTTCAAACGTTTTTCCCTTGCTGTTATGATCTACATAAATCTGAGTTAAATTCTTTTTCATTTTGATAATTTCTTCAACTTGGATCTGCATGTCTGTAGCCTGCCCACCCGCGCCGCCGCTGGGTTGGTGAATCATGTGACGAGCGTTAGGTAAAATTTTCCGTTTGCCAGGAGCGCCAGAAGAGGCAAGCAAACTACCCATACTGCAAGCCTGCCCCATCACAATGGTACACACGTCAGGTTTGATAAACTGCATCGTATCGTAAATAGCAAGGCCAGCAGTAACGGACCCCCCAGGGCTATTAATAAAGAAACTAATGTCCTCATTGCCTTGACTCTCCAAAAATAAGAACTGTGCTACTAGCAAACTAGCAGTATGTTCATTAACATCCGTATCTAGCATTACAACACGGTCTTTAAGCAAACGGCTATAAATGTCGTAACTACGTTCTCCGCGAGCTTCTTGCTCGATTACCATCGGTACTAAATTAGGCATCTGTTTCCTCTTCTTTAATTTTTTTCATGAATACTTCAAGTTGTTCAATCAAGTCTTCACAACCTTTATGATTCATAGTGAGCGTGGTATACCCCATTCTAAGAGTTACTCTATTTTCACTAGTTATGCCTATACTGTAATAAGTCTCTTCTGGTTTCGGCTGTTCAATGTATGGCACATTGGGAACTGCTTTGGTTTCTGGAAACTTAATCACATTACTGTAGTTGGGTCGTTTAAACCAATCAAACATATTTAGGCCTTTGATGTATCGTAAGTCTGTGCAAAGATATCTTTCTTCACTACACCATAGTCGCCAGCACCGTGACGTACAATAAAGTCTTCACCTGCCTTGTAATTCAAATCGCCCCATGATGCTTTTACTACACCATCGTGATCCGCTAGTTTAGCATGTTTATGAATTTTCTTAGGAGTAGCAGTACCATCTTTGTTGTCATCGTAGTAGTCGGCAAACTTTTTAGGGTTTACTGGATACTGTTCGCCTTTCGGGCCAGTGATGATTTTAAAGCCAGCTTGATAGTCAACCGGGCCTTCCAGTGTTTCAATAGTACCGGGAGCAATAGCTGTTTTATAATGTATAGGAGTAGGGTGCTTATAGGTTTCGAAACTACCGTGAGCAAACCACTCATCGGTAATTCCTTTATCCATAGACTCTACAATATTAATGTATTCACGAATCATTGTGCGTCTAACTCCTTAAATGCTTGGTCTTGACGTCCTGCGGCAAGTTGTCGTTCTTTGGCTGCTTCCTTTGCCTTACGCAAAATGTTAGCGTCACCTGTAGGCAATGCTACCAACACGTAAACACGGAAACGATTTCCTTCTGCAATAC